AATATCTTTGAAAGAATAACAGCCTCTCAAGCTGGAACTATATTCGATACTGAAGTATCAAGCGCTTCTGATGTCGGAGCTTCCTATTGGGACGGTTCATCATGGAGCTAAAATGGCAGAGAATAAAAAAGATAAACATTGGTCTCAAAAATATAGAGATAATGAGATAGACGCTAAATATGTAAATAATAAAATGGAAAGCTTAATGGCAGCCCTTTTTGATACAATAGGCGAAAATGAAGAAAGAATAAAAGATTTGGAATTACAAGTCTTTGAACTGACGAAGAAGATAGGATAATGGCACTAGACGCATTATCAATAAATGAAGAACTAGGAGATATTCCTACTCATTTTATGAAGTCAGGCAGTTGTATGCCACCTAAAGATAGGTTGGATACTCTGAAGGAATTTCAAAGGCGAGTGCTTCCTAAATCATATAGAGGAGCAAAGTTTGAATATGACCTTTGGTTTAATACAAATGAACTCCATACCATTAGAAATTGGCTATATACTGATTTTTTAGGTGGTGGTATTTACATTCGTGTAAATACAATAAAAATAAACGATCGAGTTATGCATAGTATTGCTGATTCAGACATAAAAATTGACGAAGAAAGAATACAAAAAATAATCGACAGTTTAGAAAACAAGTATACTCTAAAGGTAAACAGAGCAACTTATGATAAAGTTGTGTTTCCGCCAGGTAGTAATTTAATACAAGGTGGAAAGAATGTTTTAGATTGGAAGAAACTTGATAAAAAAATAGAAGAAGGTTTTGTAATCAAGCCACACCCTATAACTGCTCATGTATGGATAGCAAAATATAAATTAAGATACGGAGCAGATAAGGTAATAGATAAGAAGTTTGGCGGACACGAAATACTTGAAAGATGTACCGATCTAGCCTTCTGCCCTAATAGTCAGATGGGTATAGAAGGTTTATTGTTAGGTAAAAAGATTCATTCAGTAGGCACTCCTAGAGTAGCTAGAGAAAAGAATCATTTAACTTATGAAGCAATATATCAAGGTATAGCTGGAAAGGATTGCGGTTCAAGAACGGCATTATTAAAGATATTATCTAGTAAAAGGTCTGGCATAGTGTTTCATTTTGACGAAGATGCAGAGGAACGAGTTGAAAGATACCTCGAACAATTTTGGGAATACACGGTAAAAAATAGCAATGATTGATATAGTAATATTAGCAGAAGAAATAAATTTAGAATTCACCCTAAGCTCTCTACTGAATAAGTCGGAGAACTTCCGCCTGCACATATTTGTTAGGACTGGGCCTTTGCGTGAAAATCTTCAGCCTACCCTAGATTGGGCAATGGCAAACTTCAGAGAAGTATACATATATCAGACTCCTTTTAGATTCAGAGGAATGAACTCTCAAAGATTAGCTAGAACTATTCTACAATTTAAAGAGCATTGGAAAGATAAGCAACCAAAAGGGCTACCAATAGAAAGAGTTATTGTTCATACTAGAGGTTGTAGAATCTTTAATGGTAAGTTTGCAGGAAACGTTCCTACTGTTAAGCAAATGGGAAATAAAGTAGCTTTCTTATCTAGAAAGTTCCAATACTTTGACCACCCTTTCTACGGCAACTACTATAAAATTTTAGGACTAAATGCGGAAAAAGACCATTATGAAGATGACTTTATATTACTTAATTGGAATAGATTTAAAGATATAGAAAATTCTCATTTCTTTGGATACGGTAAAGCGACAAAATTCAGAGACCCTGATGGCAATGAGTTTAATTTTAAAGATTCTTTTATATTATCTGCACACACCAAAACTCTTATGAAAAATCTATTAAACATGGAACATGGTTGGATGCCTCTATACTTCGATATGCAAGTAGATGCTTTAATACAGAAAGAAGCTATCGGACCAAAAGATACAATAAATCATAACATCATGATGAGAAAATCTTTCTCTACAATGATAGATACAAAAGAACTCTTTCTAGACTATTTCAATTTACCTACTTTACATTACATGGCAGTCCCTTGGGATATGTGGAGTAATCTTATAGATGATATTCCTTTAAATATGAGAAGAGAGGGTATTAACGAAAGACTACTAACTAAAGCTGATAAACAGAAAAAGTATTTACGAAAAGTAGTAGAAGCTGGATACTTATTAGGTAAAATATAATGTTAAGGAAGTTACGACTTCTTTGGCGACAATTCAACTATGTCGAAGGCAAACCCGGAAACGCCGATCTGGCAGCACAAACTATCTGGGAATTCAATGGCAAATCAAAAGACCAACAAATGCGAGTCTGGGCAGCAACGCCTACAGGCAAACGCTACTTAGCGGGCGAACGAATTATAGATAATATAGAAAGTTTTAGAGATAGAGACCCTGCTACTCTAGGAGCAAAATATTTAGAATTTAGAGATAAATATAGTTTTGGAAAAGTATATGATGAAATATCTAGTATACATGAAAAATATCCTAGTGAACTTCATAAAGCATATGGTACATTTATGGCAGACGCGCATGACTTTACTCATGTAATAACAGGATATCCGCCTGATACTTTAGGGGAGTTAATGCGAATAAAAGTATTTAAAAAATATGAGGGTAAAGGCTGGGAAGTTATCGATAAATTGGGGTGGCTTAAGTTCAGATTTCGACCATCACAAGAAAGGATTCGGTATGACGAACTCACAGTGGAAGCTAATGAAACAGCAAGATTCGCAAAGAATTATATACTTGATGATTGGTTTAAACTTCTAGGCACTCATATCAACAAAGTTCGCCAAAATCTCAACACCAATTCCTCAATTCTTCATAACTGGGAAAGAACTTAATCTTCTAAGATTTCTTCTTTTAAATCAGAAAGAATTTCCCATTTAATAATCCCATTGCGAGACATTTCTAATGCGTATTCTTTTTCTGCGGGGACGTTGTGAGGAATCTCACTAACGGTATTTCTAGGTAAATGCCAACTGTTAGGGTGCATTTCTCCTACTTTGAATGGAGCACTTTTAGCAAAGAAGTCAAACCCAATAAGTGTAAGACTCTTCCAAACCCATGCTTTTTTAATCAACCATAATAATACTATAAAGCCATTAGAAGGCCTTCCTAATGTTGCATTATTTTCATATCCGAACTCATCATAAATTTCAAAGAGTTCTTCATCAGTAAACATTGTAACCCACTCTCCATCAACTTCTCTAGGTTTGTTCAAATCAATACGGGTACGATTTAATAGTTTAGGTACTTTTATCCTGTCCATATGAGCCTCTGCTCTTAAGAATCCTGAAGCCCAAATATCCATCTTTTTCCCAATAAACTTGTTGTAATGGGGACGCGGATATCCTTTACCCATACGAATAACTACATCAAAGGAATCAATGTGGTTTCCTTTTTGGTGGTTTAAAATTTCCACAGAATTACCTACAAGAACAATATTCTTGTTTTCTAGTATATCTAGTATTACTTCAATCCCAGCCATTCCATATCCTGTAACATTTCTTTATCACTTTGTACATCTCTGTAATTTGCCGAATTGTGTACTGTTATTTCGGGTACTTCAATATTCTGTGGTAAATTAACTAAATATTTAACCCAGCCAGCTGCTTCTTCATGTGTAAGACAGGGTAATTCTGGGTGGTCTAATAAACCGAAATTGATTGTACTAATACGGCACTTCTTGTCACTATTATAAATAAGATTATTTGATAAATGATTGAGTGCAGCTTTTTGAGATGCATATAAGTATCCTTTTGAAATGTTAGGTTGATGTGCTCTTGAAGATATATTGATTATATACTTATTATCTTTAGTCCACCAGTTTTCGTATAATTTATGTAATATTTCTACTTGATTATAACCTATATGAGCATTGTTTATATAAACATCTACATCAAGAGGTAATTCTCTTTCAATTCTACAATGTATAACTTCGTGGTCTTGCAGAGCACCCGCTATGGCTTTAGCTAATCCTGTGCTACCTGTTATTGCTATTTTCATATTCTTGTACTATATTAAATGATTCTTTTCCAAATAGTGTTCCATCAACACTACATTTATTGCAAGGGGACTTACTTCTATCCCCTTTTGCTAGTCTTTGTCTGATTTTCTTCATAGGTTTGCCAAACCAGACATTCATTAGACTATCTTGTATTATATTTCCTACTACGTGCTCACGACCCCAGTCGTTAGAGCAAAATAGAACATCTCCATTCCAATCTACAAACATTTTATAGAAAGGATAGTGACACGGTTTTCCTTGCAAAGATTGAATATCGCTGTCCTCAATTCCTAGCCAGTCGATAGTCCCGCTTCTATTATTTAAAATTAGTCCATGATCCTTCATACTCCAGTGCATACGATACTTATATCTGTCTTGTGGAATATCACGCATAACTTGATCGAAGTGTTCCATCTGATGCGCTCCATCATACAAGTTAATATACAGTAGGGTGAGTCCATTCTCAAACAGAGAATTTGCATACTCTGATGACAATTTGTCCCCATTGGTATTACACTCGATTATGTTGGAATCGAGATGTGTTCTAAAACTTTTTATTATTTCAGGAAACTCTGGATTGAGTAAATTTTCACCAAAGCCGCTAAGAGAGATTTTCCCTCGATAATGATTTCGGGAAAGTTCTCGTGCTATGCTTTCCGCACCTTTTGGAGTCATATGTAAATTCCTGTTAGGGAAAACTTTTGGGTCATGTCTCGGGCAAAAGATACAATTTCGATTACAAAGTTCGGTAGTATTAACTTCGACTGTTAGAATCGAATTGAGTGGGTCAACTGGCTCATTCGAGAGTCTCTTGTGATGTGCAGCTTCCTGTTCTCGTCTATGTTCAAGAAAGCTAAACTGATCGTGTTTCATTGAGTATAGTTCTCCATTCATCAGCATACGGCTGGTCTTCATATCCCTCTAACCAAGGTCCGCCATCAGTAAAGTGAACTGCTTTGGGATTAGGAATATCATAATAACCAACCATGTTATTGTAAGTTGCAGGCAAACCGCCTACACTTTGTGTCCACCTAAAACCATGCAAATCACCCGCTGGGGCGTGATTAACATAATGTGGACTCATTTCCATTTCATCACAATTTATTAGCATCAAAGATGACCAATACTTATATGGATAAGGACGATTTACTCTACCGTCCATTTTCATTTTAGCATTACAAATGAGTTCAGGGTGTTTAACTACATAAACGTCATGCTCATCACTTTGATACTGTTCTAATTCGGCAGGGTCGCAACGCCACATAAAGTCTCCATCACAGAATAAAGCCCACCCAGAATAGTTTGCTAAAAAGGGAGTTAAGAAACGAGTAAAAGCAAAATCTGTTGCTTCACCTCTAAAAGGTCTTGTGTACTCGGGGATTTCTTTCTTCCTAATAGGTTTTATGATGTGTAATTTAGAGAATCTCTCGATACTCGCTTTACACACCTCATACATTTCAGGGTGTGCTTCCTCGTAACCTATGAAAATATTCATAAGTTAATCCGTGAATTCTGGGTCTTCTATAGTAAGTTCCTCTCCCAACTGATTGATGTACGCCTGTCTCCCAGTAGTCAATATAGCTTGCATTGTTTGTAATTTTTCAATTTCCTGGTCTGCTATTTGAATATGATGGATAACTGTTTTATGTTCATCACTCAATTGGTCGATAACGTACTCATTACCATCAATAGTAATAGTTGGTATTTCGTTACTCATTTAAATATATCCTGCCAATTTCCTTGTGTACTACTCTTAGCATACTCGGTAGCACGGTTTTCAAAAAAGTTGGTATGCTCAACTGCGTTTAATTGCATATCTATCCAAGGCAAAGGATTTATTGTAGACTTAAAGATTGCTTTCATTCCTAAGCCTAACAGTCTTCTATCCGCAATATAACGAATATACTCTTTTACCTCTTTTGCTGTAAGGTCTGGAATTTCTGCCTTATTAAAACAAATATCAATAAACTTATCTTCTAATTCTACTACTCTTTCTGCAGCACAATAGATTTCATACTTAAGTTTATCCGTCCATATATCTGGGTTTTCTTGAATAAATTGTCTAAATAATTTTGAAACACTTTCTACATGGAGAGTTTCATCTCTTATTGACCATGTAACAATCTGTCCCATACCTTTCATTAAATTATGTCTAGGATAATTTAGGAGAATAGCAAAACTACTAAATAACTGAACTCCTTCTGTAAACCCACTATATACAGCCATTGTTTTAGCTATATCATGTGGAGTATTCATATTAAAGTCAGTTAAATACTCATGTTTTTCTACCATCTCCTGTATATCCATAAACTCTTGGTATATATCTTCATCTTTGCCAAGAGTTTCAAGAAGCAATGAATATGCTTCTTGATGAACAGCCTCCATACTAGCAAAAGACACTAACATCATTCTTACTTCAGGAGATTTGAAAGTTGGTAAGTAATGTTTTGCATAACCACAACAAACATCAACATCTGCCTGTGTAAAAAATCTAAATATGTTATCTAGTAGTAATCTGTTATCTGGTGTTAGCTTTTCTCGATAATCTTTAATATCATCTTGTAGCGGTACTTCATCTGGAAGCCAATGCATTTGCTGTTGTTTCTTATAGGCTTCAAAAGCCCACGGATAATCAAATGGTTTATAAAAGTTTCTGTCATTCAATAAATTCGCCATTTCTACCCCTCACAACTTAAACATTCTTCTTGCTCAAAGATTATTTCTCTTTTAGCTTGTTCTGCTACATTATCTGCTCTACCTATTGCTTCACTACGTAAGTAATAGAGTGTTTTTAAATTCTTTGCCCATGCTAACATATGAGCATTATGTAAATCTGCTTTATTTACATCAGGTGGAAAGAAAAGATTTAACGACTGACTCTGACAGATATACTCTTGTCGTTGTGCAGCGTGCTCTACTAACCATGACTGATTAAGTTCTACAGCAGTTTTAAATATGTCTTTTTCTAAATCATCTAAAAACTCTAGGTGTTGAACACTCCCTTTATTAGCAATAATACTTTTCCATATTTCATCTGTGTCTTTTCCATGAGATTTTAATAAGCCTACTAAGTATTTATTTTTTAATAAGTTACTTCCAGACTTTGTTTTTTGTGTAAAAGCATTTGCTCTAAAAGGTTCTATACTTGGACTCGTATTTCCACATATAATACTAGAACTCGCATTAGGAGCTATAGCTAATAAATGTGCATTTCTTACTGTACAAGTATCATCATCTGGACAAGCACCTTTCTCTTGCGCTAACTTGCGTGTAGTTTTATCTGCTGCCTCTTTAATATGAGAAAACATTTTAACATTAGTACTTTGTGCTTGTAAAGATTCAAAAGGAATTCTATTTTTCTGTAGATATGCGTGAAACCCCATTGCTCCCAATCCAAGACTCCTTTCTCTTTCAGCACTAAATTTAGCTCTGTGAAGCTGATCAGGTGCTCTTTTTATAAAGTCTGATAGAACATTATCTAACATTCTAATTAAATCGGGAATGAACGCGGGGTGCTTACTCCATTCATCATAGTATTCTAAGTTGACAGAAGATAAACAACACACCGCAGTTCTTTCTTCATCTGTAGCAAGAGTAATCTCACTACATAAATTTGAGTGGTTTACTACTAATCCTTTTTTCTTTTGGAAGTCAGGTATCTCAGCATTTACGGCGTCTTCAAACATAATGTAAGGCTCTCCTGTTTCCATTCTGTTCTGTAGTAGTTTAACCCACAGAGCTCGAGCACTTACGGTTCGTTTGACTTGTCTGGTATGAGGATCGATAAGATCCCAGCTATCGTCGTAATCACTATACTTTCCTGCAGAGTGTATGAGTTCCATAAAACTGTCTGGAACCACAACACCGTGATGTAAATTGATAGACTTCCTATTAGTATCCCCACCAGTTGGTTTACGAACATCTAAAAATTCCTCTATTTCGGGGTGAGACATATGTAGATATGCAGCGTAGCTACCCCTTCTTGTTACGCCTTGAGAAAATGCCAACATTTCCGCATCAACAACTTTTATAAAAGGTATTACTCCTGTACTTTCTGAGCCTTTAGAAGTTTTCGTACCTTGTGCACGAACATCACTCCAATGCCCACCAATTCCACCACCAAAAGATGATAGAAAAGCATTCTCTACATAATGATCTGTAATACCTTCTCTGCTGTCGTCTACATAATTTAAAAAACAACTTATGGGAAGTCCACGAGTAGTTCCGCCATTAGACAGAACTGGAGTCGCAAACATGAACCATAGGTTACTAACATAATCATACAATCTTTGTGCATGATCATCGTCATCAGCAAAAGCTATTGCAGCTCTCGCAAATGCTTCTTGGGGAGATTCCTCGCCCGGAACCATATATCTATCCTTTAGAGTTGTTATTGCAAACTCATCAAGATTTTTATCTTTACTGTAATCTATTTTAACTGACATAATCTTTTACTAATCCTATAATTTCTTTACTTTTACCAAGTACTTGCGCATCAGTATCATATGTCAAATCCATTAGTTCCACATTTTTAGCAAGATTATCACTTCCAAACTCGTTTAAGTTTTGCATGAATTTATACTTACTATCAATAGGAAGCGAGGACATAATATCAAATACATCACCATGTGATGCAATAAGACTACTAGCACGCTTTGGTCCAATTCCATTTACTCCTGGAACGTTATCTCCCTTATCCCCTGTTAGACACTTAAAAGTTAAGTATTTATCAGGTTCAAAATCATAATGTTCGTCCCAATTACCCATTGTTGTCTCTTTTCTAGTTACGGTAGAGAACCGTGAAATGTTCTCATCAACAAGCAAGTCCCAATCCTTATCTGAGGATACTAGCCATATTTCTTCTAGCCCTAGTTCTTCTCTTGCTTGACAAATTACCGCTGCAATGTCATCAGCTTCTACACCATTATACTTAATAGTAAGATAACCTTTTTCATTACATAATTCAACAGTTTTTTGAAACTCTCCAAGAAAGTTTAAAAACTCTTGTCTTTCTTCTTCTGTTTGGTCTGCATACCGTTCTTTACGGTTTGCTTTGTACTCAGGATCGATTTCTTTTCTATAATCACTTCCTCCATCTCCAAGTACTACTATTTCTCCGCAGTTATATGATTTGGCGAGACTTTCTATTGTCCTCACATATTCTACTTTGAAAAATTCCTTTTTCTGATGTTTCCACCTAAAAGCTAAGTTGAGACCATCAACTATAAGCAGATTCCCATTAGGATTCGGCTTTGCTCCAAGGCTCGTAAATTCTATCGCCATTTGTCCATTCCTGTTTTTCTTTTTCTAACCACTTTTCCGCAAGACATATGTATGCATCTAGCCATGATATATACATATATTCTACATTTTCTGGTTTTCGGATTGTTGATACAAAAAATTGTGCATGGTTGGCTTTGAAAAACAAGACTGGCTCTAGTTTACTATCAGCAGCCTGTTGTGTAGTCTTTGCCCACCATTGCACAAAATTATTACTTTTATTCGTAAAAACTTTTGTAGAGATAGCGTCATCTCTATAAAATTTTACTTCAATTAGGAACTTATTTATATGATGTTTTAACCACAGGTCTCCTTTTATTTTACCTGACCCAGAGCCAGGTGTTTGTTCAAAAGGTAATCCCGTGTGTCTAGTTAGCATATTGCAAACTAGCAGTTCAGCCTTATGGCCTTTCTGTCTGCTGTTTACCATTAAACGTTATCGTTTAAATATTTGATTATGTTATCTACTTTGCGGAGTTCAAACTCTTGAACTGCGTCATCTGGAATTTCAATATCATATTCCTCTTCCATACACATTACTAGCTCTACAATGTCCAAGCTGTCTGCTCCGTAGTCATCTAGTAAATCTCCGCCAGGTTGTACTGTACCTCTGGCTATACCTAATGTATTGTCTATTAAAATACATAGTCCTTCCTTGTCAATAGTCATAATCTTGTTCTAACCTCTCTCTATATTCTCTTTGCCTAATTTTTACTTTTTCAATATCTGGCAACTCGTGCCAATCACACAATTTGCAAGTAACTCCCGCTGGGATATACTCTCTGCGCTCTGGCTTATGAGGGCAGATATGTAGCCAAAATGTGTCTCCATCTTTCATTTTTTACTCTAAATGAGATATATTATCTTCCTTAATAATCTCTATTTTCTCTAATAATGGGTGTGTCCAACCATGAGAAACTAGATACGTATTTAAGTTTTCTTCTTTAAGGAGAATTTCTACAATTTTCTCCTTCCCTTGTTCATCAAGTGCTTGGTTAACCTCATCAAGGAATAGCACATTGATTTGACTCCTACTAATAGAAGTCATTAGTTTTCTAATTGCAACTAATGTCGCAATATTAACTCTTGCGAGTTCTCCACTAGATAATGCTAGTATGTCAATAATTTTACCTGTATCGGTAACTTCTACATTAAGCTTATCGTTCTCCACCACAAAATTGATAGAGAATCGTCCATCGCTAAATTCTGCCAAATATTCATTTGTTAAACTCTCTAGTTCTTTGACGAGGGACTCGATTTTGTAGGCAAGGAGTCCATTCGTACTAAATGCTTTTTTAAGTATTTCGAGAATCGATAGTTTATCTTCAATAGCTGTGAGATTATCTGTAACTTCAGATAATTCACTCTCAAATTCATTAGTTTGTTCTGTAATGATTTCAATTCGGGTATTGTGTCTTTCTCTTCTCTCATTTTCAGCTACTACCTCTTCAAGCGCATCACGAGCTTCTTCCACTTTTGCTTTAAGGTCTTTAATAGCCCTTTGGAGCTTCTCTGGATCGCTGACTGTCGTTGTGAGGTCGGAGTCAATAGAGGAGAAGATTCTTTCCCACTCTTTGATTCCTTGGGTTGCGTTCCTATGTATTTCATTTTCTTCATTTACTTTATCTAGCTTTGTTTGTTCTGTTTCTATAAACTTAGAACATTTCTCTGCCCTTTCTATATGTTCATCATACATTCTTTCGATGAAAGCCATATCTATTGGTTGCTCACAGGTAGGGCACTCCTGATCTTCAGCATTTTTTATACTTTCGTACTTATCTCGCATTTTTACTTCATGTGAGAGTTCAGACTTCCAAGCTCCGATAGCACCAATAATTTTACTAGTATCCTTCTTTTCTGGATACATTTGATAATCACTTCGTAACGAGTTGATATCTATTGATTTTAACTGTTCCAATAAGTTATTATTAAAAATTATCTTTTTATTTTTATCGGAGATATTTTCAAAGTCTACTTGATACTGACGTAAAAGTTCTTCGTCTTTTTCCGAAATTTTTGGCAAATTCACTTTCGATAGTATGTCTATAGACTCAAGTTTGTTGTCTGTTAACCATTTAACTATTGTGTCAGTTTTCGCATTGAGCGAGGTGACCTCTTGAGTTGCAGCTCGTACACCTTCTTTGAAGGTTTCAAAATAAGCAACATAATCATCTAATTTTAACAAGTCGATTAAAAACTTCTTCCTGTTAGTATCAGTAGCGGTCAAAAACTGTAAACTTGTATTAGTGTTCTGATAAACAAGCTGGGTAAAGGTTTTGAAGTCAATACCTAAAACCTCTCCCAATGTTTTATATGTATTACTAGCAGTATGACTACTAATGTCTTCCCCGTTCTTTGTGAGTTTACACTTTAGGGTAGCCCTGCGATGTACCTCAATCGTATAATTATCGGTATCAACAGAAAAGTCAAGACTAATGTCGTAACCGTTATTAACATAACGATTCGCAATATCCGCTTTCTTAACATTTTTACTATTCTTGTTAAACAAGACCTCTTCTAGTATGAGGGGAATAGATGATTTACCTACTCCGTTAGTTCCAACTAGCTGTGTCAAAGTAGCTTCTGCTAAGTTGACTTCGTTTCCTTTCCCATAGGAGAAGCAGTTATCCCAAGTTAACTTCTGTAGAATAATCATTGTACACTCCTATAATTGCTTTAATCTTATCTTTATCCAAATTTAGTATATCTTGTAAATATACTACAAGTTCATCACTCATAGACATTTCAGATGTAAGATTCAAAGTAGCTTCTACTTCTCGTTTTACTACTTTCTTGTCTAGTAGTTCTGAGTTTTTAATCTTTGCCAAATCCTGAACATCTCCTTCGAGTTCATAGATTGTGTGGTCAAAGTCAGTCGGCACCATCTCGTCTGGATCTGATACCGTTTTTCTGATTAACTGCGGTAAGTTAAGTTCATGCCATGTCCATGACCAATCATCTTCAATAAGTAAAGCACCTGTCTTTACTCTATTTCTATGAAAACTTGTAGTCATTGGACTGCCAGGATATACTATGTTTCTTTGAGTATTCTCGTGAGCATGTAAATCTCCTGCAAATACAGTCTTAAACTTATCAAACCTATCTAATTCAACTTCGGGAACTACATGAGGTGGTATCTCTCCTCGAACATGAGTAAATAATATATCTGCGTCAATCGATTCTATACTACCTTTTCTATGTAAGTCCGCATACGGAAGGATAGCCCAATCATCTTCTACATAAGTAGTGTCAATGACTTCGACTAATCCGTTCACGTCTGAAGTTGCTTTCTTCAGGTTAGTGAAGAAAGTATTGTTTTTCCTAGTAGCTTCATGATTTCCATCATAAATAATAGTAGGAATTGTTACTCCTCTAATAAAATCAAAATAGAGAGTAAGTTCGTCCATTGAGGGGACTCGATCAAACAAATCCCCACCAATGATATGCAAATCACAGTCAGATTCTAACTCAGTTATTTGTTCAAAAAACATATTATACCGATT